GTGTCGCAAAATAAGTGTCGCAAAACATAGAGATTTAAATATCTAACGAGCCATTCTGTCCTTATCTTAATGATTAGTCAGAGCAGACCTGCTATGTTATAACACTGTAAGATTGTTATCCCATAGTTAAGTCTGTCCCGCTTAACCACCAGATAATATTGTATTGCAAACTATGCAATCAAGTTGCTACCCGAAAGGGCTCGTGTTTATTACCCCTTATTAGTATTCAAGTTTTGAGCTCGAGCCTGACCTCTAACTCAAACACTAATAAGGAGGGGTAAATACAATCGGACAACTTTAAGTTCATTATGTTTATCGTCCTAATGCACTTAATATAAGACGCTTACAGATTTTTAAACTATCTAATTTTATTATAGCATAGTCGATTTTTACATTGTCGGGCTTCCTGACGGTTGCGGATTATCCGGCTGTTCACTCATCGGCATATTTCCTGCTCCTGCCGGTTGTGGCTGCGGTGATTGTTGGCTTTGTGGTATTTTAATTTTATTAGGGCGTAAACCTAACATTTTTCTAACATCGTTCAAATCATCCATAGCAGTCGGGCTTTGCTGAATTGCCGGGTTCGATTCCAAATTAATAACCTGTAATAAATTGGAAACTTTTGCCTGTTTATTAAAGCCTTCGCCTGTAATATTAATGCCGATATACATTTCTATTTCTTTGAAAAAATCACTTTTAGCCTGTATGAATAACTTGGGATGTTTTAACATTTCTTCTTTCTTCATATCAATAAGCTGATCATACTCATCCTGCGTAATTTCATAACCTCCATAAACCGCTTTTAGCATATCCTCATCAATAAATCTTTTCTTGGCAACTGCTGATATAATTTCATCATAAAAAAGCATATCACCTGTAAGTTCAACCATTTCATCATCTTCGATATAATCAAATAATTCTTTTAACAGCCAACGCTTGAAAATACGAGCCAAAAATAAACCGTATTTTTCCCGTTTAAAGTTAAAATACTTCCCTATTGCCATATTTTGAGTATTGATTTGGGTGGCACTCGTTGATGACGGCAATAATTCACCTGTTGCTATTTCTAACGCTTTTAAGGCTTTTTGGCATTCCTGTATATTTCTGTTCCATTCGGCTGTAAAAAAAGTAAGATTGGGAAAAACATTATTAAGCAAACCTAAATTATCAGCCTGAATTATTTGTCCGCTTCTAATGGATGACAAAATATTCTTTCCGGCAATGTTTTTGTCTGAACTCCAAAATACCATTTTACTGGCAATATCCATTACTTCTTCCAATTGATTGCCTAACTTATTGGCTTTATTCTGATATGGCCTGCCGATTTCCCTATAACCCATTCCCCATAATCTGCCTGTATATTTTCCAAGCCTTACAATCTCATAAGGTTTATAGCGGGTAATTTCCAATTTATTGGTTATTTTGTATTTATTCGGTTTAAGTTCTTCTGCAAAAACTAAAAATCCTTTTATATCTCTTCCGGTATTTATATTCTTTATGCCTTTTCTGGCTTTTGCAGCTATGGTCACGGTTTGAACATAAGAATCAATATCATCGGGATTTTCAATATATTTAGTTCCGTCTAATTCAGCTTTTGCTTTATTTAAAGTAGCTTTACTTAATTCTCCATAGCGGTAATAAATTTCATAAGAGGGGATGGCACTATCCGAGCCGTTGCAACTTTCAAATACCTTATTTTTATTGCTCCAAGTTGACATTTTCCTTACTTGTGTTTCATTTAAAATTTCTTTTTCAATGACAATAGTATCTTCAAGGCTTTCAACCGACGGATCAACAACATGTATGTTTAACGGCAAAACACGGCGGAAAAAATCACCGTTATCTTTGCGATTGTTCTTTTCGATATAACGAACTATTAAATTGCCGTCATCAACCAAGAAATACAGATTTTCATTCATTGTCTCGCCAAAATTAATCTGCCTTAAATATTGTCTGATGATTATGTTAGCCAAATATTCCTGGGCTGTTAAATCAGGATTATCAGCATAAACTTCTATGTCATTGGTATCCAAATCTATATTATTGACAGTCGTTTCAATCATCGGGTCCAAGATGTCATAAAACTGTCTGGTAATACCGTCTTTAACGTCATCCTGGCTGGGTGAAGATAAAAATTCGTGATTCTGATGAGTAATATTATCCTGTATCGTTTGATACATATTAAAACTTGACCTGTCCGAAAGATAGATATTACAAGTCTTGGAAAATTCAACTTCATTTAAAATAAGGCTTACAACTTGGTCTGAAACAGATTCGGTTTTAGTTTCATCAGTTGTCTCCTTTTGTTTTTTAGCCATATTTATGTGTATCGTTTTGGATTATAATTTGCTTCGTTGTGTTGCATTATGATTTTAAAATTATCATTGGCGGGTTTAAAACTGTCTAAAGCATACCTGATAGCATCCATGGAATGATCAAAACCCGGTTCCGGGATATTAATAATCTTTCCGTCTTTGTCTGTTTTCCAAAGATAATTTCTATATTCCTTGATTATATTTATACTTCTTTTGGTAACTGAACATCTTTGGTCTTGAACATATTGTATTCCCTGCCTAATACTATCTTTACCCTTAACGCACGGAATAATATTAATTCCATAACTCTTAATCTCGTCTATACTCTTAGGTTCGGCGTTATCTGCAATTACTAACGATTGTAATTGATTTTGCAGTATATCTGCAATTTGCTTATTGCTTAAACCTTTTTTAAAAGTAATTTCATCAAAAATAAATCCTCCATTATACCGATAAACTGCAACTATTGCCGTAGGGTCGTTAGAATAACCAAAATCAAGTCCATATCTTTCAAGCCTCGCTTCGTGTGGAATTTCATCAATAATAATCCAATCTTTATAAATTTTTCCTTCAACTTCTCCAAGTTGTCCAAGTCCATAAACTTGCCACCAACCTTTACGATTTCTACGGGCTTCAATGCTGTTAATAATTTCCTGACTTAATGCCTCATTATCTTTATAAGTCAAAGTGATAAAATCTACGTCCTGTCTATTTGGTAATATATCAGTATAGAACCAAAATTCATTAGTAGGGTTCCAGTCCAGGAAAAAAAACTCTTTTGTTCTAACTTCCATTTGGTCGAAAGCGTCCAGAGTATTATTATTAGCTTCGTTCATAAATCCCCGGTCTCTTCGTCCGCCTTTTAATTTATCACCGTTATCAGTAGAGAAAAATTCAATCTGGCTTCCGGTTTCAAAAGTATAAATACTATCTGATTTATTCCACCTGTTATCTTGCCAATATCCATGCCCTTGCATTATATTTTTAAAATCTCTCATTGCTCCACGCTTTAAATGAGGAATAGATTCAGATACAATGCTTGTTAAAGTAGAAATTTCATCGGTTTGTGCCAAATGTATTAAAAATAATAAGATAGATATGGTTTTACTGGCACTTGTTCCACCTGCAACTGCTCTAATCTTCTTCGTTAGTTTCGCTATTCTCTGTGTTGCCGATGTGATTTGATAAAGCATATAACAAAGGTTTAGGCAGATTGTGTTTTACTTCCGATTTTTCTGTTATTCGTTGTTTAAGTTTATTGTATTCTCTAATAGCTGCCATTTTATTAGTAAAATCAGCATGTTGTGTTAATAAGAATTTAAGTTGCTTATCAACAAAAGTATCATTCAAACCTTGTTCATCCAATAATTCGTTAATTCTGTCTATAACCTTGGTATTACTTAGTAATTGAGAAGCATTTGAGCAAGCATTCCTATACCAATTAGACTTAGTCTGGTCCGGCTTATAAACTTCAATATAAGTTTGAACTCCGTTGCCAAAAAACTCTTCATTACTAGCATAAAGCTGGCAAAACTTTTCTTGTTTTACCATTAATTCTCTTGCGGTTTCTGTTCCTTTTCCTTTTGGCATATTTCTTTATTTTTATTTCCAAAAATCCTATCCCAGCCCTCATCATACTTCTTTTTAGCTTCAGGGTCGTTCATTGATTTTTTATACGCTGCAATTGGGTCAAATTCCATATAGTTAAGCATTAGTTTGGATTATCGGATGTGTTAATCCAAACTAATCCTCAATTAACAATGGCTAACTGTTTTAATAGCTCATTGTTAGCAGCCTTTCTTGCCGCCGCTTTTTTTACCGCCTTTTGATTTGGCCATAAAATTATGGTTAGTTTATTATTATTCAGTAGCAACAGGAATAGCTTCGGCTACTTCTAAGATTTCCCAGTCAGTAGCCAGGATGTCTTCCTGTTTAATTTGCCAAGAGATAAAACCAACTTCGCTATTGCCAAACTGAATACCCGGGTTAGGATAAATCTTTTCTAAGCGGGGATTGGCATTATAGCGGTCTTGATCAGTTTGCGTTTCTTCATCGTTAACGATATGGACAAACAAACCGTTAAAACTTGGCCGGGTAATGTTCTCACCGGCAATTAAAGCGGTTAGAGCTGTGCAAAAATCATTGTTCATAATTTTATGTTAATTATTATATCTTTATTATAGCATAAACGGTTTT